CTATTGGTGAAGACCTTTATAATCTTATTATATCTGAAAAGAGTGCCAGTGTGGTTTGGAAATACACAATAACATCAAGTATAACAAGTGGGTCTAAAGATATTGCTGATGATGATTCTGCTGAAACAACAAATTTTGATAATTTATTAGTTAATATGTATGTGGAGGGAACAGGTATTCCTTTGTTTAAAGATGATTATACTGATAATGAAGATAATCATTATACCAAAATAGTTAGCAAAACTGATGGTAGTAATATCTCGTTAAATGCTAGTGCTACTGCCACTAACGCAACTGCTAGTTTAACATATTACACTCCTATTGGTTATTTAGTTGAGAAGTATATAAAAGATTTACTTGCTTTTGCTATTAAATTTGAAGCTTTGCCAGATATGACATATAATTCCACATCACAAGGTGTGGTAGAGAATATAGCAGATTTTACAACTCCTGTGAGTAGTAAAAAATTAAGCTTCCTAAGAAATGAAATATATAAACAAGCTCAAACATATAAGAGAAAAATGATTGAGTTTATAAACCAAGAAGATTTAAACTATCCACTTTATATACCTGATGATGAATCAACTACTAAAAGGAGTGGAATAATAATGTATTAATATGGCATATACAAACTTACATAAAAACTTACCAGATAGGGAGATACACCCCCCTAAAAAATTTAATACAGCATCATCATCAAGTGTGCTTACTAAAAGCTTAGGTAATGAAGTTGAGTGGGCTGGTGCTAGTTATACTGTAGAGATAGTAATAACCTGTTCAGCTGATGTTTCAGGTATAACAGGGGGCAGGTATTTTATATTACCATTAAAAAATGTAACTTATCAAGTTTGGTTTGATGTTGATAATGGGGATTCTTGTATTATTAACTCACGTCATACTGGTCTTGAGATTGATATATCTGCTAATGATACTGCTTCAACTATTGCTTCTGCTTTAAAAACAGAGTTAAACGCAATATCTGGTGTTACAGCTGTTAATGCTAGTGAAAAGGTTACTATAACTATAGATGCAGACACTGTTAGTGTTTCAGCACCCCAAGATGGCCCTGCTGGCTCAAACACTGGTTACAAGTTTGTTACTTCAAGAACTAGCACTGGAGATGAGTATTTAGCAACAGATAGTAGTGGTAATATAAGTTGGGAGGCTAAACCAAAAGCTGATTTTGTTTACCAATTTAGTGCATATACAAATGTAAAAAAGGCAGGAGATGTTGGGAAGTGGTCTTTTGGTAGTGCTACAGTTCAGCCTTATTTAAGTAATGGGCCTACAGCATTAAGTGTTTTTGATGCTAGTTTACCAACAAGCACCCCTGACCCACTTAAAGCTCAGTTAGGTTCATTTTTTCATGTACCTCATGATGCCTATATTACTGATATTAATATCAATCTTGACACAGACAACGCCTCTACAAGGGTTGCTGGTTTTGCGTTGCAACAAGCTCTAATGGTTTCAGGAAGTACATCAGCTGTTAGTATAAGTAAGATGCACGAAGAAACATCTTTATCTTTAGTTTCAGGAGCTGTAACAAACTTTAATTTTAAAGATATATCATACATTGTATACGCTGGTAATTATTTATATATCCATCTAAAAATAGATGCCTTGTGTTTGGTTAGGGTAACAGGAACAATAAGTTTTAAATACAAATAATAGTTAAGTTAATAATAATAAAAATAATAAAAAATGGCAACAATAATTAAAAACGCTTCACTCACATCATCTATCACAGATAGTGTGGTTTTGAATGGAGTAACTTACGGAAATAATAATAGAAAGTCTATTAGTGCCTGTAATGAGGCAATTCAACAAGTGGTAACTGTACCTGCAAGTTCAGCGTCACAAGGCTCTGTTCCTTTGTTTGGTGCAAATGCAGCTCCAAATAGTGCTGGGGATGTTACTTTTGATAAATTTAAATACGCTAGAGTAACAAATCTTGATGATACAAACTCTGTTTTTGTATCTGTTTCAGATATTGATGGTGTTGGCGGTAGCACTGCAACAGCATATTTTACTGTAGAAGTTCCAGCAGGGATGAGTTTTGTGATTCCTAGTTTAAATTTTGATTGTGCTACATCTGCTTTAGATGGTAAATCTTTAACACATTCAACTGCTTATAATACAAAAGCAAGAATTGATGTGGTAGCTATAACAGCTGATGTAGATGTTGAATTTATAGTAGTTACATTATAATGAAAAGGGATATTAGTCAAATAGTTTTATGGATAGTTCTCCTAGGAGTACTAGGTGGAACTTTTGCATTTGGTCAAGGTGACTTTTTTAAATACTCTACTTTTTATACTTCTATGAGTATGAATACAAGTATGGTTGAAAGAGAGGATTATATGGCTATAGATAGGGGTTATGAGGATGTAACTCAAATTAATCCTTATGATTATTCTGTAACACTTGGCTTGCGTAAGGTGGCTAGGTATGATTATGAGTATAAGGTGAAGACTTGGTATTATGGTGATGAAAAAGCTGTTTCCGATAATGTTGCCATTGGAAACGCTAAGGGTTGGGAATACTTATTAAACTACTCTTTTATAAGGAATAGAGGAGAAAAATTTACAGAACAGAATTTTTGGTTGAGGTATCTAGGTGGCGAGTGTGTTACAAAAGTCCAATACAAGGATAATCAGAGGGTTAACTTGAAGTACATAGCTTTTGACACTAGATATAGGTTGACTTTAGGTAAACTGGATATAACTGCTGGTGGTGTTTTTAGGGTGCATCCAGCTTATGGATTTTTACCGATTCGTGACTTTTGGACTCCAGGTGAGTCAACCTTTACTCAACTAGCTAGTGACTTTGGTTACAATAGAGAGTTTGTTAATGGTGACTGGCATTGGTTTAGTGGAGATGAACTTATAGCTACATCAAATGATGAGTTTTATAAACATTATTTTGGTGATGCTATTGCTAGTTTTAATGAGCAGGAACTTGAAAAGTTGGGAGAACAGAAAGAGTTGAGTGCTGTTTTTGGTTTATCTTATTATAGTTATACTCCAAAGTTTTGGGTACACTCATGGGTTAATGTAATGCCTTTTCATTATGGCATGGACGATTACTCATTTGAATATGGTGATGGAATGAATAAGTTAGATTGGGATTCTGGTGTTGTTTTAGGATTAAGGATAACTAATCATTTAGGTGTTTTTATTGAGGGATTACATCAACGATATTGGGGCAAGGAAGTTTTTGAGTGTAAATTTGGGTTTAATTATTTAATATATTGAGTATGAAAAAATTATTAGTATTATTATTATTATTATCAGGTTATGTTTTTAGTCAAACGAATTGTGAATTATGTGTTGAGCAAAATGGATTCTACTGTGGAGATGATGAATCTAATTGGACTCAGTATAGCCCTAATGGCTGCGTTCCTAATGGTGCTGGCGGCTTATTTTATCTTAATGACGGTTGGGAAGATTGTGTCAGTGGTGCGGATGAGCAGGATGCTGTTCCAACCACTTTAGCTGATTGTGGTTTATATGGTGAAGAGTGTGATACCGTTTATATAACAGAGTATGAGACTATTTTTGACACAATAGTTGAAATACAGGTTGTTGAGGAATTTATTATAGACACTCTTTATATATATGAGGATGTTTTAGATACTATGTATATAGAAGTTATAGAGTATATTGAGATAATAGAAACAGAATATCTGGATTGTGATACAGGCTTGCCTTGTAATACATCTATTGTGGAATTAATAAACAAATCAAAGGAAGATAATAAAATTTACGACCTTATGGGTAAAGAAATTTTAAGACCAAAAGGTTTGTATATACAAAGTGGTAAAGTAAAATATAAATTAAATTAAATTAAATTATGAATACTATGAAAGAAATGTTAATGAAAATGTTTAAAAGTAGAAAATTCTGGTATGGGTTTTCTATAATTATGGTAATAATCTTTTCTGATAAAATGGGAGTCAGTGATGTGAAAATGAACACATTGTGTATGGTTGGTGTTGCTATGATATTAGGTCAGGGTATTGCTGACATGGCTTGTTCAAAAAAGGAAAATTGTAAAAAGAAATAATCTTTAAATTAAAATGGCAGAATTATCAGAAAATAGTAAATTTCATATAAGTATAAAAACTTTAGGTGGTATATCAGTGTTGATATTTACTCTAGTGAGTATGTGGTTCGCTTTGCAGGCAGATATTGCTGAAGCAAAAGAACTTCCTAAACCAGAAATCAACAGAGTTGAATACGATTTAAAGGATGAGGCTGTGAGAAATGCAATATATGAGACACAGAATGATGTGCAAGATATTAAAACACAGTTAAATAAAATAGATGAAAGATTATATGAAATGGTTAAGTAAGTTTATATCGCTACTCTTATTCTGTCAATTATTGACAGCTCAAGATTTTATAACAGAAAAAAACTACGAAAGTAAAATTGGTAGTGGAATTGTTGTTGTGGAGGTTTGGGCTGAATTTAATAAGGCTAATGAAGTCTCTTGGATTAATCAGTTAACAGATTGTTCTGTTTACAGAATCACAGTTCAAGAGGCCTCAAGCCTAAATGTAAAAACAATACCCACTGTTATTGTTTATAGTTCAGGGGAGGAACACACAAGGTTTAAAGCTAACATTATGTTAGAGTTAAATGCAACAAAAAAAGATGTACAAAAAGTAATCAATGAAATAATCTTATCTAAATTTCAATGAAGTTATCAAAAAATTTTTATCTCTCTGAATTTCTAAAGAGTAATGTAGCTACTCGTAGAAATATATCAAATGAACCTACAAAAGAGGGTATAGTAGAGATGCAAAATTTATGCCAAAACCTACTACAGCCAATTAGAGACTGTTTAGGACCACTTCGTGTAAATTCAGGTTGGAGGTCCTTTGAGCTAAATAAAGCTATTGGGGGAGCTTATAAGATAATTAACGGTGAATATAAAGCTACTAGTCAGCATTGTAAGGGTCAAGCTGCTGATTTAAAATTTATTGACTCTGATGGCCATATTGATAACCAGCAGATATGGGATTGTGTTTTGGATTGTGGTTTAGAGTTTGACCAAATGATTAACGAATTTAATTGGACTTGGATTCACATATCATTTAACAAGGGTAATAACAGGAAACAATTACTAGAAGCTTATAGAGGAGCAGATGGTAAAACTAAATATAAAAAGGTATGATAAAAGGATTTATAAAATCATTGGTAGGTGACGCTAGCGAAATTATAGACAATGTGGTCACAACTAAAGAGGAAAAAATGGAGCTAAAAAATGCTATGAAAAAGATGCTTTTAGACTCTGAGGTTGAATTACAGAAGACTGTTACAGAAAGATGGAAAGCTGACATGTCCTCTGACTCTTGGTTAAGTAAAAACATAAGGCCACTTACCTTAGCTTTTTTATTAATCTCAACTGTGTTACTTATATTTATAGACGCAGGATTTATTGACTTTGAAGTCAAAAATTCTTGGGTTGACCTCTTACAGCTCGTTATGATTTCTGTTGTGGGAGCATACTTTGGAGGACGTTCATTAGAGAAGATAAAGAAGTAGCTATTGTGTGATTCATTTTTTTTGTTTATATTAGCGTAAACAAAAACAAAACACTATGGCCAAGAACGGACAATTCCGACCAAGACTATCTAAAAAAGAGTACGAAATTTTAAAATCTCACCGAAACAATAATAATGTGGGAATTATAGGTGACACCCATGAACCCTTTTGTCATAAACACTATAGAGACTTCTGTTACGAAGTCTTTTCTCGTTTTGGGGTATCAGAGATAATTCATATTGGTGATGAGGTTGATAACGCTGCCCTGTCATACCATGAGAGTATGGTGGAGATGCCAAATGCAGAGAGTGAAGCAGAGCAAGCACAGAGAGCTATGGAGAGGTGGTATAAAACTTTTCCTAATGTTAAGGTGTGTGTAGGTAATCATTCGGCTTTACCTTTTAGAAAAGCAACCACAGCAGGAATACCAAATAGATTTATGAAAACTTATGAGGAGATATGGAAAGCTCCTGATGGATGGAAGTGGGCTTTATCTTGGGAGATAGATGGTGTTTTATATGAGCATGGAACTGGTAGTAGTGGTATATCTGGAGCTAGAAATAGAGCTATAGCTAATAGACAGTCAACAGTTGTTGGTCACTCACATTCTTTCGGTGGTGTAGCTTATATGGCATCAAGGAATGATATTATATTTGGACTTAATGTGGGTTGTGGTATTGATGTTGACCACATGGCTTTTTCTTATGGTAAGAATTTTCCTAAAAAACCAACATTAGGTTGTGGAGTTGTTCTTGATGAGGGTAAAACAGGTATCTTTATTCCCATGAATTTAGGTAGGCGTAATTTGTATAATTTTTAAAAGTTCAAATGTACGCTAAAAAAGCCTTTAAGGTAAAAAATTCTCTTAATTTCCTTAAATAAAAAAGAAGATTACATATATTTGTTGCTTGTTTTGTTTGTTTGTGTTTTCTTCTTAAAAAGTGGGGCTTTTCTGCCCCCTTTTTTTTTGACTATTTTTAAAAGTTCAAGGGTACGGTAAAATTCCTTTTAATAGAGGTTTATTCTTAATTCCTATTTAACATAATATAATTATTCGGACAAAATAATTTCTCAAAAAAAACTTCCTAAAAATTTGTTTTTCTTATTTTTTATTATTATTAATATACTTTAATCAAAATTGAAATTATGAGTAAGATATATATAGAAAATTCAAAATTTATGGAATACATAGATGAATTAGCAACAAGAATAACAGAAGAAAGATTTGGGGAAGAAACATTTGCATACTCAAGTGAGGTAGGGCAAGAAGATACCTTAATGTTTACAGAAAAGGCACATGATTTTTATAATGATGTGTATGATGAATACGAAACACTAACTAATAATCTGTTAGGTGTATATAGCAATACTGAATTAGATAATTTAGAAGATATTGCAAAAAAATATAGAGAATTATATGGGTCAAAATTTAAAGAAAATTTAAAAGATGAAAAATAATTAAAGAAAAATTTGGAATTTAAAAAAATAAGTGTTATTAATATAATGTACAAACAATTAAAACAAAACAATTATGAGTGATTTTAGATTTATAAAAAGATTTACAGAACAAGATGTTTACATGGTTGATGTAGATGGTATTGATAGTGAAGTACATATTAAAGAGGGTAGAGATTATGAGGTTGAATGTAATTTTGGGCATATTGAGTGGGAGATACAATTTGAGTTAAGAGAATATGGTATTAAATATATGGATATTAAATTAGTTGATTTAGAGATTGAATTAACATGGTTAGATGAGTTGGGTGATGATATAGATACTATTACTTATAGATTAGAAGATTTTGAAAAACATGAGATTGAGTTTGATATTAACTTTAGCAATAGAGGTAATAGACATGTTGAACCAACAAACTTGAATGTTGATTTTAATGAAAAAAAGGTAACATTAGATATTTATTAAAAAATAAAATTATGAATATATATAGGAATAATCAAGGGTATTTAGTTATAGAAGATTTGTTGGGTGGTGAATATAAATATATGAGTTATTTATATTACACAAAACAAGAGGCAATTAAAAAATTTAAGCAAAAATATAGCAAATACTATTACAAAAACGGACATAAAATAAAAGATTTATATTAACAATTAAAACAAAACAATTATGAACACAAACAATTTAAATAGGCATTTAGAAAATAAAGCAACAAAAGATGTAACGGAAATAGTTAATGAGATATTGGATATTTTTGAAAAATATAATAAAAAATATAACTTAGAACATGAGAGTTTTTATCTTTTAAAAATTAATAAAAACGATAGGAATTGTAAAGAGGAAATAGTTTATGAGGATAAATTATTCAAAATAAACAACATGAGAGATATGTTAAGAACCATGTTAAAGGATAGATATTTTAATAGAATACTCAAAAGAAGAACAGAAGATTTATTAAACAAAGTAGAATTATTAGATTAAAAAATTATGGATAAAGAATTTGCAACATATAACAGACACTATAAAGATACTGCTGAGGGGCATATTTTCCTACAAAAGAGGGGTGCTTGCACTATTACTTTAGAGGGTGCTATGGCTATGACTCAAAAAGAATTAGATAAGTTTGCAGAAATTATGGTGAAAGCATTAAACGAAAACGAATTAAATAAATAAAATTATGATAGAAGTAAAATTAACAGAACAAGAATTAGATTATATTAAATTAAAATTAGAAGAAGTTTTAGATGATGGTAAAAATTATATGAACAAATCAATTATTGAAGATTTATATTCTAAATTAGTTTGCCTTAACTTTAATAAATTGATGGGTGTAAAAAAAGATAAGTTAGAGGTTTATGAGGTGTTGATTGATGGTTTGGAAAGAGAATTTAAAAATTCACCAAAAAGTGTGCAAGATTATATGGCGAATAATTGGAAAGAGTGTATGGAAGATTTGGTAAGAGATTTTGATGATAATATATTTAATAAGTATTCAAATAATGTGTAAAACTATGGAAAAAGAAACAATAATAATATGGGTAGATGGTTTAGAAAAATTCTACGAAATAAATAAAAAAGAATGGTTAAAGAACAGAGATGTTTTAGTGTTCCCTGAAAATGAAAAAGGTTGGGGGTGTAGTGAACACGAATACGAATCAAACAAAGATTGGAATTGGAAAGGAAAAAATGAAATAAAAAAGTTAAAAGAAGATTTAATTAATTATAATAGGACGCACCCAAATTCATCTACAACATTTGACAATTCAACAATAGATAGTTATTAAAAAATTAAAATAATTAAAGAAAAATTTGGAATTACGAAATTAATATCGTATTAATATAGTATAGTAACAATTTAAAACAAAACAATTATGGTAACAGATAAAAATAGAATAGATTACATTATGGCTTATGAAGATGGTAGTATTGATGATAAAGGGGTATTAGAATTATTTAGTCATCTTATAAAAAATGGTATGTGTTGGAGTTTGCAGGGGCATTATGGTAGAACCGCAAGTGCATTAATAGAGAATGATTATGTAAATAGAAATGGTGAAATTAATTGGTGTTTAATAAATAGTAAAATAGATTAATTATGGGATATAGAAGTAAAGTAATTTTTGGTGTTAAAGAAGAACACAAAGATAAATTTAATAAAATGATAGATAAGGCATGTGAATTTGATAAGAGTGATTATTATAAGGGTAAAATTAAGGTTGTTAAGCCGATATATTTAAAAGAAAATTGGATAGTTTTTGAAGATGATTATTTAAAGTGGTATGATAGTTACACATCTGTTTCTTTTATTAATGAAACAATAGCTGAGTGGTGTGAAGATGAGGACATGGGGGCATTTAGGATATGTTTAGGCGAAGATGGTTACAAAGATGAGTGTGGGCATTGGTACGATATAGTTGAGGAAAGGCATGATGTAAATATAGTTGAAAGGACAGAATAAAAATAAGGGGGCAAGTTGCAATTATTTTAATTAATTATTAATTAGTTATACTTTGTGTTCACTATTGCCTATTTCTTGCCCCTAAACATAATGGTGTGTAATGGTTTGTAGAGTAATTAACTACATATTCACTTAAATAACACAAATTCACTTGCGAAACCAAGTGTTAGCCATAATAATATAAGGTTGGATATAGGAGAAACCATATCTGTAAAAGTAAACTATTAGTCGTGTTTACTTTCCTATCAACATAAGGGGGTACTCTTTATAGGGGGGTACTCAAAGGGGGGGGGTGATATTATTAACAAATAAAACAAAAAAACTATGATACAAAACAAATTAAGAGAACGATTAAAACTAGATTTTGTTCGTTTCAAGTACAAAAAAAAAGATGGTAATGTTAGACATGCTTTTGGCACAAATAACCCTGAATATCTATACAAATTCTTTAATGTAGTATTAGATAGTGATGGTAAACAAAAGGCAAGTGATGATTTGATAACCTATTATGATTGTGATAAAAAAGGTTGGAGATGTTTAAGGAGTGATAACTTAATAGATATATTGGTATGAAAAAAAAGGAAAGAGTTGTATGGATATTACAAAGAGTTGTTTATCATAAAGTAGGCGAAATATGTGTTAATGTTCCTGATGATATTGAAACGGAAGATGTGGGCGATTGGTTGATGAATAATGAGGGTGATTGGTATGATGATATTGCTCAGGAGGTTCATGAGTGTACTTTGCATTTAGGAGATGGTATTAGAAGTGGTAATTTAGGGGCATGGACAGATGAAGATGAAGATGTTGAAACTAGATATGAAGTTAAAGAAGATGATAAATTCATCTATGGAGGGCATGTTTAATAATAATAATAATTAATAATAATAAAATATATAATATGATGGAGATTTTTAATAATGAGTTTTTAATGATATTTTTAGTAGTGTTTTTTGCTATTTATAGCATGATGCAACCAAACTCAAGAATATAAAATAAAATTATTGTTTTGTTGTGTGATTGGGGGATTGATTTTTACTACTATTTTTATCTTTCCCCCTTTTGTTGTTTTTTAAAAAGTTCAAATGTACGGCAAATTTCCCTTTAAAGAAAAAAAAAAGTTCAGGGGAACGGCAGAGTTGCCTTTAGGGTAGATTATTGTTTTTGTTTTTTTTTTTTGTTAATAAGTTGCTAAAAATAACACTATAAAAATTAGGATATTTAAAAAAATCATAATTGAAAAAAAGTGTTTTTTTCTTTGGTTTATTCATTTATTTTTATATAGATTTTTTAATTATTTATTCATAAGTAAAAAAATTAAATAAAACAAATTATTTTTAAAATTTATTTCAAAAAAAAGTTAAAAAAAATTAGGAATTGTCAATTATTTTGTTATTCGTGTGTATGTATATATATATATATAGAAATTATTAAAAAAAACTTTGCTTTGTAAGTGCTTGATTATCAGTGTTTTAGCTAATAAAATGAAAATAATTTAAAAAAAAGTGTCAAAAAATTTGGTGGTTCGGTTTGCCCTGCTTAAATTAGCAATATAATTGATTAAGTAATAATTAAAAAATAGTAAAATGAAAAATACAGAATTACAAGCAAGATTAAATATGTTAGAAGAAATAAACAGATTAAAAGAAGAAAATGAAAATTTAAATAGAGTGTTGAAATTTTATATAAAAGAAGTATTAAATTTAAAAAATCAAATTCAAGAGAGTGAAAAGTTAAATTATCAACATTTAGAAACAATAAATAAAATAATAAATAGAAACAATAAATAAAATAATAAATAAATAAAATAGTAATAATTAAAAAATTAATAAAATGAATTTAACAAGACAAAGCAAAAAAAACAAAATTGAAAATGTAATAATAGGACTTATACAAATAATTTATATAAGTGGTTTTATAACAATGGTAGTAATTGCAATTAGTAACGTGATATAATAATAATAAAAATTTAAAAAATAGTAAAATGAAAATAGAATTAAGAACAACAGAATTATTTATAGTAATAGATGAAGAAACTCTATTAACTGCAAAAGGAAAAGGTAACAAAACTGCAAAGTTTGAAACAGAAGAACAAGCTTGGGAGTGGGCAAGTGAAAGATTAAATTTGTGGTGTGTGGTAAAAATACACTTTAAACATGAATGGATAGAACATAAAATTTAAAAAATAGTAATAATTAAAAAATAAAACAAAATGAAAAATTTAAAAAATAGTATCAAGAAGTTTATATGTTTATTTACAATAGTATTAATTATTTGTTGCGGTGTTGGTGGTGTAGTTTATACAATAGCAAACTTAGGGGCAATAAACACTTTTATTCTAATGGGGGCAATTATTTTTATTAAAGTAGGGGCAACAATGTTGAAAAGTATTAATTTAAAATTTTAGAAATATGTATATATATAAAATTTATTTTGCAACAGATGTTGAATATAAACAAACTAATAAATTAATTAGTGAATTAGAAACATTATTTTTAAATAATAACATAAAATTAGATGGTTTTTCAATTATTAATTCAAATGGATATTATAGACAAGAAATAGAAAAAAGTTATATTTTTGAATATATAGAAAATTTATCTTATTTTAATGATAAAATGGGAACAACGATAATAATAGATAATTTAATAAAAAAAATATCTAAATTAATAAAGGGATATTATAAACAAAAAGAAGTATTAACAACAAAACAAAAAATTGATATATTATGATGAATTACAAAGAATTTAAAAAAGAATGTTTATTCTATAATAAAAGAGTTATGTACGAACATAACGGAATTAATTATTATTTGTTCAGTAAGACAACGAACATAGAACACAACGAACAGAATTTAATTAATTGTTATGAATATATAAAAGAAAATAAAAAAGAATTATTAACAAATTAAAATAAAATAAGATGAAAAAAGAAACAACACAACAACCACAACCACAACCACAACAACCAACACAACAACAACCAACAAGACAACCAATGATAAAACAATTAGTTATTAATTGTCCTGATGGAGATAACAAAGTAAAACACAACTTAATAAATAAGATAAGGGAATTATTAAATATATATACTAAGTTATCAGTACAGAATATCGGCTTTAATTGTGGTATAGATACAACAAATAATATGTGTTATAATATAGACATTATTAAATATAATGAGGATATTATGAAGTTATACGAAGAATTAAAAAAGATTAAAGACATAGAATTAATATATGAAACGCAACAAGTATTATATTTTAAATTAAAATAGTATTAACAAATAAAATAAAACAATATGAGAACGAAATTAAAAGTAAGAAACATGCAAAGTAAAAACTATAATTTAGTACCTAATCAATTTGAAATATATCTAAATAATAAAAGATATTTTCAAAGCTATGATACTATTATATGTTATTATGATAATAAGGGTCTTGTCCTTGATACTTATGCGACTGAGTACAGCCGTACAACATCAAAGTATTTAACGCTATTTACTGGCATGTACACAAAGGAATTAAGGCAAAAAATAAAAGATAAAACAATTAGAGTTAAAAATTTAAATTAATGAAAAAACAAAACAATAATAAAACATATTTAAAGTATTTATATGATAATAATTTAATATCATACTATAATTATTTATTCAGATTAAAAGCAAATCAATTAAAAATAAATACTTATATATAAATAAAAATCTAAATACTATTTTTTAAAGTCGGCTTATTAAGTCGGCTTTTTTTTTGGTCTATATTGTAATAATTATATATATATATATATTATATAATAGATATGTATTAAATATATATTATATACTTGCAATTTATAAACATTATTCAACACTAATACAATCAATTTAAACCTATTTACAAGCTATTTAAGAGCTTAAAAAAAAATTCAAATGATTTTGTTCCTTATTTACGTCTAAACGTCTTATTCTTAAAGTGGTCCAGTATTCACACTAGATTTTCCTATTTCAAATTATTATGCACTTTGTGTAATATATTACCCTTGTTTTTAAGAAACTTTTTACTATATTTGTTTTAAATTTATTATGCACTAAAAATTATGGATAAGAATGAAGATATAAAAGCTGTTATTTCCGAGGTTGGAGTTGATAATGTTCCAACTAAATTTGAGGGTAAAGCTACTAAGTTAGAGGCTTACAAGCGGACTAGTGAGGTTGTGAGATTGATATTACAGGGAGTTAGATATACTGATATAATTGAGTATTGTGATAAGAATTGGGGAATACAAAAAAGGCAAGCTTCTGTATATTATAAAAGGGCTTTAGAGTATTTCAAGGAGCAATTTGATGAAGAGAAGAAGTTTGAGGTAGATAAGCACACTATGATGTTGTATGATTTATATACAAAGGGATATAGAAGTGGTGATTTGAATATATGTAGATTGTTATTGCAAGATATTGCAAAAATGAAAGGGATAAGTATAGATAGGGTTGATGTAACTAGTGGAGGAGAGGGTTTTATTTTTAATTACAATAAACCAGAGGGAGAAGATGTCTGAATATAGTTATCCCCATTCAATAGTTTTGTCAGGTTGTTTTGACAAGCAAAACAATTTTTGTTACTTTCAAACAAATAAAAGATTATCTGAAAAACAACAGAATGTGCAAGTTAATAGAATAAAAATTAATAATCAAGAAACTTTTAGAATAATTTAAAAAATAAAGAAATGTTTAAAAAATTAAAATATAAGATTGTACATAGATATGCTATGGGTGAAGAAAGGGATAGGGGTAATCGTGACGCTGAGATTAAAGTCTATGGCCTTATGAATGCTCTTACCACTAAATATATGCCTCTTGGAGTTATGAGTCTTCATCAGGTTCATGCGTTTATGGCTATAATAGTTGACAAGCCTGGACAACCAGATTTGCACCCTGACTACTCTAAGGTAATGAAAATGGTTGACCCCCATAGTAGAGAGAATGATTTGAGTGATGGTGTTGTTGTTGGGGCATCTACAACTGTAACTAAAACTCACTTTGTATCATTTTTGGAAAAGTATGACCCAAATAATCAAAATTTAATTATATTAAAAGAAGTAAAATAAAAACTATGGAAATGTTCGGTAAAAATGTCTTTAATAAAGATGCAGGATTTATAGCAAACGCATTTGGTGTTGTTGCTATGATATGGTTATTGCCAATAATTATACTCTTTTTATTGTTAGACCTTGTGTTTAATCAAATACCAAGAGAGTTTATGAGGTATATAAAAAAGAAAAAGAAAAAGAAAAAGAAAAAGTGAATATAAACTTTACCCCAACAAAGAAACAAGATAAAGCTTGGGAGTATTTGCATGATAATGAAACCTCGGAGATATTGTTTGGTGGTTCTGCTGGAGGAGGTAAATCTTATTTTGGTGCTGCCTGGTTATTGTATTCTTGTTTAAGATACCCAGAGACAAGATGGTTGATGGGGCGTGCTGTTTTAAAAACATTGAAAGAGACCACCTTAAATTCATTTTTTTCAGTCTGCTCCGACTGGGGTATTAAAAAGGGGGAGCAGTATAAATTTAATGCACAGTCTAATGTGATTGAATTTCTTAATGGCAGCCAAATACTTTTAAAAGACCTTTATCAATATCCAGCTGACCCTAATTTTGATAGCTTGGGTTCTTTAGAGATTACAGGAGCTTTTATTGATGAAGCAAATCAGATTACCGAAAAAGCAAAGAATGTTGTAAACTCTAGGATAAGACACAAATTAGATAAATATAAACTTAAACCCAAAATGCTTATGAGTTGTAATCCAGCAAAAAACTGGGTTTATGATTATTATAAACAATGGAGAGATAATGTTTTACCAACTCACCAGAAATTTATTCAGGCAAAACTACAGGACAATCCGCACATCTCTGAATACTATGAAGACCAGCTTAGGAAGCTTGACCCAGCGTCAAGAGAAAGGCTTTTGCATGGGAACTGGGAATATGACGAGGGTAAAGACAAATTATTTGATTATGAAGCGTTACTAAATGTTTTTAAGAATAGTGATGTTAAAACTGATGATAAATCAGCCCAATACCTAACCTGTGATGTTGCTTTAATGGGTAGTGATAAAATGGTTATAACAAGGTGGAAAGGAATGGTTGTTGAAGAAATTATAACACAAGACAAAAGTTCTGCTCAAAACATAGAGGCTTTAATTAAATCTATTGCCGATAAATATGGAATTGATAGAAGAAATATAATTATTGATTCTGATGGGGTTGGACAATATCTATCTCACTACATGAAAGGTGTTACTCCCTTTATGAATAATAGCAAGGCTTTAAAAAAGGAAAATTATAAAAATTTAAAGACTCAATGCTACTATAAGCTAGCTGAACAGATAAATGTGGGTAATGTTTGGATAAAATGTAAAGATATTGATATAAGAAATAAAATTATTGAAGAATTAGATGTTGTTAGAAGAAAAAATATGGATATGGATGGAAAGTTGTGTATTTTATCTAAAAAAGAGATAAAACAATCTATTGGTAGGTCTCCAGATTATGGTGATTCTTTGATGATGAGAATGTATTATTTACTTGGTAGAGGCAATAGAGTTTTAGCTTGGGGTTAATTATGTTCCAAACATGGGTTGAAAAAATGTAATAAATTACCTATAATTGCAGTTATGGATGAAAATGTTAAAATAATGTGTGTAAATGATAAGCATGAGCTTATTATTGTTTACTTTTTAGAGCAAATACAGCAGTATGTTGACGAAATAACAGAACATGATGAGGATTTTGAGGTTTTTTTGAATGTTTTGATTGAATTAATAGCTAAAAGTAATGAAAATGTTATTTTTTCTTTTTTAGGAGCTGAATATACTGAAAAATGGCTTTCAGAGCTTCCAATGACTGTTTATTTTGCTGTTGTTGGGTATATGCACTTAATTGATGTTAGTTTGATGGATTTAATTGACACAACAGAAAAACTTAATAATTTAGTGAATGAAACACTAGATGAGCTTCAAAATGTAGAAGATTTTGGAGATTCTTATTATAAAATAAACTTAAATTAATGAAAACATTAAAATTAAACGAAAAAGATATTAAAATACCTGAAAATTGGGCTGAAGTGCCATTTTCAAAGTTTTTAGAGTTTAATAATCTCTCAAAAACATTTAAAACCAAGGAAGAGATGGAGGAGGAGTATAAAGATGATAAAGAGACGAAAGAATACAAAATTACCCTTGATAATTTAAAAGCAAACACAAAAGTTGCTTCTTTTTGGACAGGATTAACAGAAGACGAGATTTCTATGTGTGATATAGATTCTATTAACGAGTTGATGGAGGATTTGAATTTTATGACACAAACATATACTCCCATTAATATAAATAGCTTTAAATTTAAAGGTGAGGAGTATTTTGTTCCTGAAACTGGAATGAGAAAAAGTACATTTGGGGATTACATTGAAGCAGAGCAAGTTGAAATAAACAATAAAGAGCTTGAAGACGGTAAATTAGAATCATTACCAATGCAAACAGCTATTTTATGTAAAAAGAAAGAGGAATTAGGAACAAATCTCTCTGAAGATACTGTGATGGAGAGGGTGGATATTTTTAAAGAATTAGATATGGCTACAATTTGGGATGTTGGTTTTTTTTTGACCAAACACGAACAAAGATTGTTGAGCAGTACCCTAATGTATTTAAAGCAGGAAAAACAACAACAGCTAAAAAAGTTGCCTCCCAAAAAACAATAGCTGGGTATGGCTGGTTAAATAGTGTTTACCCATTAGCTGAAAAAGGTGTTTTTAATTTACCAAACGAAACACCTATAGAGAGTGTTTTAAAGGGAGGGCTTTATGAGGTTTTAACATATTTAAGTTGGCAACAGGCTTGTGTTGATTACGAGGAAATGTTAATTGATTTACAGAAGAATAAAAACAAATAAACAAAATGAAAAAAATAACATGTGCTTTTTGTGATAAAGAGCTTAAAGGGTGTCCTTGTAAGTGGGGAAAAACATCTGACATTTATTATGATGACGGAAAAAGAAAATATAAAGTTACTTGTGATAAAAAATGTTTAAGAGCATACGAAAGTAAAAAAAACCATAATGTACCAACATGTGCTTATTGTGGATTACCATTTAAAGAGCCTGCTTATTTTAAAGGCATGGATGGTAAAGATGTACATTTTAAGTGTCAAAGAGCTTATGATAAAGAATTATTAAAAAAATAAAAAATGGCTTACAGTACAACATATAATTTAACAAGTTTAATGACAGACTTCAAAACTTGTGCTACAGCAGCAGGTTTTGCTACTATTAAATTTGGTAAACCAGAAGCTATAAATTTTGACCACAACATTAGTTATGATTTGTTAAACATAAATTACCCAACAACATATATAGCTGAGGGGGTAAAAGAGGTTTACACATTTGAGCTTATTGTGGCTAGACCAGCTTCTTTAGGTTCAACACAGGGTGTTCAACTTTTTGATGATGATGTGGTTTCTATTTTTTCTGAACTTGAACTTAAAGTTTGGAATATGTTATCATGTCTTGCACTTGGGATAAGTGGTGGTGGTGGGTGTAAAGCTCATATACCTAAGCATAAGATACAAATGATTAGGGATAAAGGGGCTTTTAATGACAATCTTGTTATTATTAAAGTTAAATTTGATGCTATAGCAAATATAGCTGTAACTGTTGACCCTTGTGGAGGTAGTAGTGGTAATGGTGGGTGTGACGAGCCTTGTCAAGATTATTTTGGTTCTTGTGGTTGTACAGACCCAGCAGCAGTTAATTATGACGAAACAGCTGGTGTTGATGATGGAACATGTTGTTATGACACTAGTATTGAGCCATGTATTGATGAGGAAGATGGAACATTCCCTCCAACATTCCCAGAGGGAGAAACTGAAAATCCAGGTTAATTATGGTATTACAAGATTTTATTAATGAGTTTAACAAATATCAAGATGAAATTCTTGGTGAATTTAGAAAGGGTCTTAAAAAGAAAAGGGGTTCTTATGATTTTAGTCACAATGCTAGTGGTCAAACATCAAGGAATTTAGAAATGACTAATGGTACAATAACAAAAGATTCATTGGTTTGGGATATTAATAGTGATGGAGGTTTTTTCTTGCAGACAGGTGGAATACCTAAAATTAACTTTGGTAGTGAAAGTAAAAAACCAAACGCTTATATTGCAGCTATAGAAAAGTGGCTTGGCGATAAATATAAAATTTACGGACAGGCGGCTAAAAGAAAAGCATTTGCAATAGCTATGGCTGCTCATGAAAGAGCTGATGTTGTTAAGCATCCAGGGTGGGTTGATGATATAAGAAAAGAGGTGGTTAATAAATCAAATTATTACATTTCAAGAGCTTGTAAATCAACAATGGATATTAGTTTAAGCAAGTTACCAAAAGAAGTAACAACTATTAAAAATATATAATTATGGCAGTAAATTGGGATATAGCGGCTGATACACATGGCAGGGTTGTGACTTGTCAAAGACCTATATTAATATCTATGAAAGCTGAGGAGATAAATGTCTCTCACTTTAAATGTGAACTACAAATAAAAGATACTGGTGTAACACAAGTTGATATGGGATGGATTGATACTGGTATTAGAGTTAATGCTTACTCTGATGATGGAGGTCAGATATATCAAGCTAACTTTGCTCCATACTGTAGAAATTATTTTAAATTATCTTCAGAATGGGTAAGTGGAGACCCTTATAGTCAGGTAATTAATAATGCTTATGATATAATACTATTTCCAGGTTTTGAAAATAATGACTGGAATCACATGTTTAGGAGACAGTTTAGGGTTAAGATATGGCCTGTTATATTTACGCAAGATGAAAACCTAGTTGAGGAGCAAGATAATTATAAGTGGAATAGGGAGTTTATGGTTTTTGACACAAACATTAATGGTGATGAACAAACATCCATCTTTAAACATGACAATATAAGAATGGATGATTTTATTAATGGATGGTGTAATGGTGGTTATTATAGTAATACATACGGAGACCATGCTTATAGGGGTGATAGGTTCTCTAGGTTGTTAACAAATATGCCAGGCGTAGTTGATGTTACTAAATCAAGTGATGATATGATTCAAACAATTAACATGAATGACCATCAGGGGTTTTTTGTTGCAGGAATGGGGTACGCTTTTGATAACACCATGAGATATAAGAGACATATTACTATTACGGATTTAAATGGAGTTGAAACTACTTATACTTTTACTGGAGTTTATGGCTCTCCTTATTTTTGGTTTGACACTAATAATGTTGATATTTTATATTTCTGTTGGGATTTATTAATGTTACAAGCCATGATTCAATTAGAGTATGGTGCAACTTACCCTATTATAAACGCCTCATACGAGCTTACTTGCAAACATATTAAGCAGTGGTTCACTTTTGAAACAGTAGCTGATGGCACTTTAAGAACAAGCCCTAGTATGGAGTTTAATATATCTGATAAGAAAAATGATGGAATGGGCTGTAATAGAACTAGATTTTTATTTAAAAACAGTAGAGGTTTAATTGATTTTTTTAATTGTTATGGTGAGAAAAGTAAAAAAGTATCTATCAGTGGTAATACATATATGAAACAACATAATGTTGCTAGAAATAATAATTATATGGCTGGTGGGTTAATAAAAAGCCCAGGGCAACATTCCGTTTCAAATCTATGGAACAATAGAGTTGAAGAATATGAAATAATAACACAGCCAATACCTATATCTTGGGCTAAATGGCTTGAGGAGTTAATAGCTTCACCAAATGTTTGGATTGAAGTTAATGATGAAAATGTTGAATCTGATGATACTGATAATCAAACTTCATTAGAGGCTGATGATTATAGATATAGAACTTGCCAGAAATTAGTTCCTATTGTTATAGATAAAGGCTCTTATGACGTGTTTACAACATCAGACCACATGCACTACATTAGTTTTAAATATATAGTATCAAACGAAAATATAGTATCAAAAGCATTTTAAATGGCATCAGATAGTAATATAAAAAAGGTAACATTAGAAATTGGTGGTAAAATACTAAGAACACAAGAGTGGACTGATATAGATGGTTATTTTGAAACCACAGAAGTTGGTTTAGGAACTTTTACAGCAGAGTACGAAATATCAAGATGTTTAAGTGGGCCAGCAGTTGGATATGGTTATCAATTTGATGGTATTCCAGAGTGGGTTTATGATGAAGATAATGAAAACTATCCGACTGTAAAAGATGCTTTAGAAGACTCTAGGTGTGGAGACCAAAGAAATACAGCACCTTTTTTTAATTTACCCCATTCTACTGATAAAGGTCGCCCTAATTATGTTGGGTTTAAAATAATTGATGTAGAAACGATAGGCCAATCTCAATCAAATGAATTAACTGAAGATAATTATATAAATGATTCGGATGGTGATTTATCTAGTTTAGAGTTAAATACCAATTCATACGCAATAAATTCTGACATGTCAGATATGAGGACTTACCAAAATGGAAACCCTTTATATGATTGGCTTGACCCACAATATAGTGTTAGAAGAACTTGGGAATTTAAACCAGGTGCTTTTAGCCCATTAATAGGACAGATGGTGATGGGGATGGAATACGGTCAGCCAGCATGGCCTGGTGGAGGTAAAACAATATGGAAATTTGTTTGTGAAAAAGCTGGTGGACAAGTAGCAAACTTTAGGTCTCCAGGTCCAAGAGGTTCATTTTGGGCTGAATTTGACAGTGATGGAACTATTAATGATGAATGGAGTTGGGATAATAATAGTGGTTATAGTGGACTTTTGGGCATGGGTGGTAATGGCTCTGGCTGGGGTGAGGTATATAATCCACAGGGGGATAATGTTTGGCAGCAAAGTGAAAATATGGGTATAGCTATAATCAATGAAAATATAGCTTCTGGAGCTTATGGAACTGTTATGAATCCAAATTTAGCATACCGATACCATGATATTGACCCACCTTACAATGCTGATTCTACAGTAGAAAGACCTAGGCTTGGTGCTGAAAGTGTGCAAGGAAGAACACTTTATTTATATCCAACAGCAAATTCACCATATAGGCATCCAATAATTTTTGATATTTTTGAGGGAGTAGAAGATGCTATTTGGGTTAGAGGTAGTGCAAAGGGGATATTACTATGGATTGCTGAACTCGTCAAAAGGCAAGCTTATGAGGATGAGGGAGCTGGTTTTAACGCTGATTGGAGTGGATATACTGTAGATATGGAAGCTTTAGATTGGGGAATACCATTAGACAACATTTACCCAATGATGTTTAGTGATGATTTAGGTGATTATTGGCCTCCTGGAGTTGAAATGAGTGTTCAAGGATTTTTTAGCACATATAAATGTTATATATCACCATACCTACATAGTGGATTATGGTCGTACAACCAGAAATCATTTGCTGATGGTAGTGTTTCTGGAGGTGGCGGTATAGTTTTTGAAGAAAACCCAGGAGATATTGGTGAATCAAGTAATAATGGTACTCTTAACCCATTAGCGACAACAGGTGGTATTATAGGTTTAAATCAAGATATATCACCAGTACATGCTATAGGCTCTTCTATAATACCAGTAGATTGGGATTATTATACTGAGAATTTAGCTTGGAATGCACCAGTAGATTCATACCCATATAATCCAGGTTCTGTTGTTAGCCCTACTTATAATCAATATAGAAGATTAGGTTGGAGGTCTGCGTGTTTTGATACTTATGATGGCCAATTAACATGGGGTATAGCTGGGAAGTGGGCTTTAAATTCTGGTTTTTCTTTAGAAATGAGAATAACTGAATTAGAAAACTGTGAGGTTTGGATTTTAACAGATTATTTTTCACCTCAAGAAAGAGCCGCCCTAGAAAGTTTACCTAATTATATAGATACATGGGATAATGGAGATACTGTTTATCCAGCAGTTCCATTTTCAAGCATGGTTCTTGAGTCTGAGGGGGATAACTCTATGTATAGTGGTTACGGAACTACAGGTGGTGGTGGTGATAATAGAGATTTGATGGTTGGTAGAAGAATTACTAGTATTGGACAAACATTAACTTGTATGCCTAGAGCATATAGTCCATTTACAGAAAACGCTGGCTCAAATGTAGGTAAAGGAGGTATGATTATGCCATCAGGGCTAATGAAGAGGCATTGGAAAGAGATAATGACAATAACAGGAACATGGAAAACTACAGTTGCAGATGGGTATATGGATTGTGTATATGAAGAGGGCGAGTATTATGATTTGTGGAATTGGGATGATTTTGAAGATGTTAATATAAGTACAGACTGTGAGCCACAATGGGTTGATGCTAATTCTCCAATTTGGTTGGACTTTTTACAACCATATTTAGAATACAATTATGATGACCATGCACCAGCATCACACTGGGAATTTATACATGTACAACCTATAGACCCAAATTTACCATCTAGGTGTGAAATAGGTTCTTTTAAAGTTTATAAAAGTAAATGGGAGACTACGATTGATTATGTGGAAGACACAGAAATGGTCACTGAATTTATAGTTACTTCAGTTACAGAGGAGGTTCTGAATCAATTTAGAGATACATGGCAACAGTTAGATATACTTGACAACAAAGGAGTTCCTTTATCTTTAACATTCCAATCAGGTGACTTAAGAGATGTTACAAAAAGGACAGCAGGATTCTCTAAAACATTTGAAATACCAGCAAACCCACACAACGAAAGAATTATAGGAATGTTGTCAGGGCCAGGTAGATATAGAGATGGTGAGAATGTTAAATGGAGAAAAGGTAGAATTAAATCTGGTGATGTTGAGGTTTTTAATGGTTATGTTAGAATTGAGGGGTATAAAGCTGCAAAGGGTGGTTTATATAAATGTCATATAATTGAAGACCCAGCAGCATGGCCAACAATGATTGGGGATTCTACTATTTGCGAATTATCAGATGCAGAAGAGGGGGGAATAAGATTTGTTCCTAAAACAGCAGAATATGTGATGTTGCCATTTGGTAATGGGATGGATGGCTCTATGCCAGGCGTGTTTACTGGAAGTGGACTAGCTTCAAATTATCAAATACTTGATGGATTAAGCCCTCAACAAGACCGTTCATATTATAAATTCCCTCCAATAAATTATGGCCCTTGGGAGAATAATGGAACTAATTTACTTACTCAAAGCTTACATCCAGCTGTTCATGTTAGATATTTATTGAATAAAATTTTTAAAAGTATTGGTTACACACTTGAAAGCAAGTGGATGGATGACCCTCAAGTTCAATATAATGGAGATGCACCAGATTGGGTTGGTGACCATAGTACAATGAGTAGGCTTGTCTTACCATACACAAGTGGGGAAGATTATGCTAATACAGATGATGCAACTGGCCCAGATGGTAAGTATTATGCTTTTGCTGGTAGAAGTGAAAAGTTTTACTTAGATAATCACTTTATGGCAGGCTACCCCCTTGATGACTACCCTTTTTCTTGTAGAGAATTTGATTGGGGTTCTAGTTTTCCAGGTTTTATAGAGGAAACAGACCCTATGGACTGCTACAATGAAAGCCCAGAACCACCAGTACCTAGTGCGACTAATCCAGGAGAATATAGTTCAGATACTGGAGCTGGATATGGTAACTTCTCCGACTCTACAGTAAATGGTGGTTACACAGTTCCTTTTACTGGTAGATATAGGGTTGCTTTTAAAGGTTGGTTCACTTGGTTAAAATATGAAATGGGGGATTCTTGTAATCAAGGCCCTGTTATTTACGCTGCTTGGCATGTTAAACAACCAGGTGGGGCTGCCTTTTACCCATTAACAGCTGCCACAGGGAGTGATGTAGTTGGTGGGTTGTTAGAAAGTCAAAACCCTAGTTTAGTTAATCAATACTGGACTGGAGGCTACCAAAGTTACGAATGTACTGAAGTCAATTTTGATGAGGGCGTTACACCAGGATTCCCATGGAATGTTACACAAACTTATGATTGGGCTGTAGATGACTATAACCAAGTAAATAGTCATATTGGAGCTAAAGTTAAATGGGATGGAAATGCGTGGAATTATCCTTTTGAGCCTTGTAGTGCTGATTGGGGAGTAGAGAGGGTAATAAATTGTGAAATGGATATAGACCTGCAAGAGGGTCAAACAATTAAAATGGGTTTCTATATGAGGAATATAGATTGTAGTAGCCCTTGTACTGTTACAGCAAGAAACTGTGAATTAATGTTTTATCCTTTATCAACAACATCAGAACCTGAAAACCCTGTTTCATTTTCAACAGCTCTTGGTTGTAATGTTAAACAAATGGATATAATAAAAGGTGTTACAGAGATGTTCAACTTGCATTGGACAGCTGATTCTGCAAGTAAAACTGTTTATGCAGAACCTTATGATGAGTTCTATGGCTCTGGTAAAATTTTAGATTGGTCAGACAAATTAGATATGGATTCTTGGGAGGATGTTTATATTATTGATGAGGTTGCAAAAGAAGTGTTCTTTAGATACGCTAGTGATGGTGGTGATGGCTTAACTGTTGATTTTGAAGAGGTTGAAAACAATGACCCATTATGGTGTAAAAAGTTTTATAATGAGGCTATATTTAATAAGGTTGATTTAGATGAAAAGGGAACAGATGTTTTTGCAAGCACATTCCAATTTCAACAATCTTTAACGTCTAGTGGTGATTTAACTTGGCCTTGTGGTGGAACTCCAGATATGCCTATATTATGGAAAAATGATGAAAATGCAGCTGGGAATAAACCTAATATCTCTTGGCAGGATGGTACAGAAAGACCTGATGATGATAATTCAGGTTCTGATTTTGATTTAAGAATTTTATCATATTTCGGTAATGACCCATCAGCAGAGATAACTGTTCAATCTGCTAGTCAAACAATAAGTTTAGATTCTTTCCCTTATTTTGGAACTCAAAACATGAGAGTTACTCCAAATGTTGATTACCATAATTTATCATGGGAAAATAGGGAGTCTGATTCTGTAGTTAACCCAGGAACAATGAACACATCTCTAGGCCTTTTTGATAAACATTGGAAAAGGCAATATGAGAAAACAACAGGAGAGGGTTCTTTAAGAATATGTCAATTTAACTTACAAGATGAAGATATAGAATTATTTGATTATAGAGATGTAATTAAACTTTATTTTGACCATGTTGCAACATATTGGACTGTTAATAAAATTAAAGACTATAAACCAGGTGCTGGCGTTTTAACAAAAGTTGAACTTGTGCAATATGATTTAAATAAAGAACAGCTACAAAAGCCAGTTTCTATATACAAGAAGCAGGGTATAACAGATATTAAAAAACCGATAAAAAGAAAGTTTAGAAAAAATAAAGAAAATAAAGTTGTTAAAAAAGAGCCTGAATTAAATAATCATAACATAACAGAGGAGGGAAAAACAAGTGTTGTTACTTTTAAACCTGGCAGAATGTTAAAAAAAGAAGATGGCTCTTATAAACTAAATGGCCCAAAACAATTACTTAAGAAAGCACAAGCACCAATAGTTATAGATAATAAAACTGGTAATGTTATTATTAATGGAGGAGCAATACAGGCTAGCATGGATATTGATGGAAACTCTATTATTAGTGATGTTTATTATTATGATTCAAGACAAAAAAAGCATTGTAAATTATATTTAAAATAGTAAAATATGTCTCAAACTATACACACAATTAAGGTTAATGTTACCTCTCTGATAGCTGCTCAAAAAGAGGTTGGAAAGCTTAAAAAAGAACTTCAGCAGTTGGACACAAAAGACCCAAAGTTTAGTCAAAAACAAGCTGCTATTCAGGGTCAAATAGACACTACTAACAGTAAGTTTAAAGGTCAAGTTAAAGCTATTAAGGGTGTTGAAAACCAAACAAAGCAATTAAACTCTACAGCTGGCAGGATGGTTAACACCTTTAAATCTGCTGCTATTGCTATTGCCTCAGCTTTTGCTGTTAGAGCTATTGTTGGTAGTATTAAAGGAGTTATAAAGGTTATGGCTGACTTTGAAGCTAAGATGGCTGCTGTTAGAGCAATATCTGGTGCTACAAATGATGAGTTTGATAAACTTGAAAAATCAGCTTTAAAATTGGGTGAATCAACAGTGTTTACCGCAAGACAAGTGGCTGAACTTCAAGAGGAGTACGCTAGATTAGGTTTTACAACAGAAGAAATAATTGCTGCTACTGATGCTACGTTAGACTTAGCTGCTGCCACTGGAGAATCTTTAGCAAATTCAGCTCAAACAGCAGGTTCTGTTTTAAGAGCTTTTGGTTATGATGCTGTACAAACACAAAGAATTGCTGAAACAATGGCTTCATCTTTTACAAACTCAGCACTTAATCTTGAAAGATTTACGGAAGCTATGAAGTTTGCAGCACCTGTTGCTGCATCTGTTGGTTTTACTGTTGAGGAAACAACCACAATGTTAATGAAACTTGCTGATGCTGGTCTTCATGGTTCTATTGCTGGTAATGCTTTAAAGAAGATTTTTTTAGAAATTGGTACTTCAGGTTCTAAGTTATCTAAAAAATTAGGTGGGCCTGTAATGGGTATAGAGCAAATGTCAGAGGCTTTAAGTAAATTATCAGAAGAGGGATTTAGTGCTGGTGACGCATCAGAATTATTAGGACAAAGAGCAGCTCCTGCTTTTTTAGCTTTAATAGAGTCTGTTGATGGATTAAATGATACAAATACTATGTTGTCAGAAACAGAGGGTGCT